TAATCCAAAACCTCTTATTGCAAAAAGTATAAGAGAAGAAGCAGCGAAATATTTACAAACTAAACTCACATTAAGGAGAGTTTAATGAGCACAGCATATAGAACTAAGCGTAAAAAAGTTATAACAGCTTTAGTTGATAAGTTAAAAGGAATAAATGGGCAACACCCTTACAATTCAAATGTATTTAATAATGTAAGTGGAACCCTAAAGTTTTTAGATGAAATAGAAGAATATCCAAAACTCTGTGTAATAGCAGGAGATGAAATTAGAGAATATCAAACTGGTGGATTTAAATGGAGATTCTTAACAGTAACAATAAGAGCATATGTCAGAGATGAAGACGATGCTCAAGAAGAACTAGCAACGTTATTCGAAGATATCGAAAAGATTATCGATGAAAACGATGCTTTAGTGTACGACACTAGCATAGTACCTGAGGGAAAGACTACTTCTATGACAATAGATAGTTTAACCACAGATGAAGGAGTGATAGCTCCTCTCGGAATTGGAGAAATGATAGTAACCGTACGATATTAAGAAACGGCGAAGCAGATAAATATCTAGCTAAGCCCTTTCAACGTAGATAGGAGATAAAAATGGCACTTAATCTATCAAGAAATACCAAGGTATATGTCAGTTCAGTAAATGGTGTAGGCGCTACGGGCGGCATCAAGACTGTTACTGTTACTACTGCGGGTTCTGGTCATGCGGTGGGCGATGTTATATCTTTTAATGCAGACGATACTTCAGGAAGTGGAATCAATGCAAAAGTCATTGTTTCTGCAGTAAGTGGTGGTGGTGTTACAGGAGTAAACATACCAAATAACTTTAGAGGAAGCGGATTTGCAGCAAATGAAACATTGACTCAAGGTGATGCAGGTGATTCTACAGGTTCAGGAACTGGACTTGTTGTAACAGTAGCAACAATCGCAGGAACAACCACAGTAGACGGTAGCAGAATAGGAACTGGCTTATTTAAAGGTAATGGCACAAATGCCAACACTTTCAGAGTAGGTGTGTTAGATGGTTACAGCTTCTCGCAAGGAAGTGATGCAACTGATGTTGTAATCAACGAAGCTGGAGCAACTCCAAACAGAGGACAGAAAAGGTTTAATGACTCTTTACCTCCTGCAGAATGGTCTTTCTCAACTTATGTAAGACCTTTCAAACATGGAGCCAATAGTAATGGTACTGAGAACGACCACGGTATGGTTGAAAACATACTATGGGCAGCTATTGCAGGTAAAGACATTACAGGTGGTGCACTAAGCGGAACAAGTGCTGCAGCAGTAACAGTAGATTCAACTGATGCAGATGTTAGTTTTGCAAGGTCAGAACACCACGAGTTATTAAAACTCTCAATTTTCTTTGCTTTGGAAAATACAACTTACAGACTAAATGAATGTCAAGTAAACCAAGCAGAAATAGACTTCTCTATAGATGGAATAGCAACAATTGCATGGTCTGGTAACTCAACCACTATTGACCAAATTACTACTCCAATGGAAGACCCTAATACAGCTTACAGTTCAGTCGCAGGAGATACTGGTGGAGCATATTCAGCTAATGCTACAATTAATAATGCAGAAGCTTTTAATTATGTAGATACTACTGGTCCTGATGATGCAGACTACTTAAGAAATAAATTATCAACGCTAACACTTTCAACTTTAGAACAAGGAAGTGGTTCAGCAAGTGGTGGACTAGATGCAAAAACTTATGATATTGCAATCACAGGTGGTTCAATAACTATAGCAAATAACATCACTTATGTAACTCCTGAAACTTTAGGGGTTATTGATAAACCAATTGGTTCTTTCTCAGGTGCAAGACAAATTAGTGGAAGCTTAACTATGTACTTAAACACTACAGGTTCAAGTGGTTCAGGTAATGGTTCAAACCAATTACTAGCTGATTTATCTGCAGCAACTGACTTAGTTAGAAACTCTTTTGATATGAGTTTATTTATGGGAGGAGGCTCTTCTGACACACCAGTCGTAGAATTTGACCTTCCAAGAGCGCATTTCCAAGTTCCAGCTATTGAAGTCGCAGACTTGATTTCAGTATCTGTTGAATTTGCAGCTCATGGCTCAGATATAACTGCAGCTGATGAAATGACTGTTAAATATAAGGGATTAACTTCTCACAGTGATAGTACTTATGCTACTAATCACACAGTCTAATCATGACTGTATACAACTTTCGTAAAGAAAGCTCTGTATTCATAGTACACGGCGGGAGCAGGTATAGAATATATACCACTCCCGAAGTGTCGATTTCCCAAACATTTGCGGAAGACTCGTACTCAGTAAAGACTTTGCACGACCAGACTAAAATGTTTAATGGGACAACAATAACAAAAGCAAACCCTGCAAATTTTTCGTTTGGTGTTTATCTTACAGAAGAAAAAGATGAAACCATAGTAAAAAGTCTTTTAACGGAATACGATACAAGTTCAGGAGAACAATTAATAAAAACTTTTGACTTGTATATTGTAAGTACTGAGAGTGCTTTTAAAATAGAAAACTGCCACATAAAAACAGGCGATTTTGTATTTGAAAGAGAAAGACCTCTAACTCTAAACGTAAGTGGACAAGGAGAAAAATTAACAAGGGTAGGAAATTCAACATACACAGTTCCAGGCTCTGTAGTATCATCAAGTGCAACATACACTCCCACCACACCAGTTTTAGATGTAGAGATAGGAGGAGCAGATGTTCCTAACCTAGTAAACACTACATTAAGTGTTCAGAATAATACTAATTTTAAAGGATATGAAACTTTACAAAATAGTCTTTCAGTCACAAACAATACAAACGCAATGTATCCTAATGGATTCTTTTTAGAAGATAGAATTGTATCAGGAAATATTACTCAATTTGTAACTTCAACAAATTCAAGTACATTTTTTGATTTTTCAACAAACAGTAATATCGCTATAAAGACATTAGTAAATGGTTCAACCTTTTTTAACGCAAATTTAACAGGTTGTATGTTTACTAAAAGGATACAAGTAGGAGAAGCAATCCAAGATGTTATTGATTTTAGATTAGTTTCAAGCCCTACAAATTTAAATACTATTATAACTTATTAACAAGGAGAAAAAATGGAGTTAAAATCACTATTAGTAGATAGTAAAACTACTTGGGTAGAGTTCCCAGGACTTGACGGATTTGAAGTTGAACTTGCAAATCTATCGAGAAAAGAATTAGGAAATCTTAGAAAAAGATGTACTACAAACAAGTTCAATAGAAAAACAAGAATGTTTGAAGATATATTAGATGAGGCTAAATTTGTAAAAGAATTTACTTCAGCTACTGTTAAAAACTGGAAAGGACTAAAATTAGGTTATTTAGAAGATTTAGTTTTAGTAGACTTAGCTAATCAAGATAAGGAGGCGGAATTACCATTTTCTGAGACCAATGCGGAACACTTAGTAGAAAACTCAAGTGAATTTGATAATTGGTTGAATGATGTTGTGTTTGACCTTGATAATTTTCGTAGCCGAGAACTTAGTAAAACTAAAACAGAAACTGAAACTGTTTCTTGATAATCAAGATGTCGGAATGACAAAAGAACAATATCTCATGATGTGTGAACAAACAGGTCAAGAGATAGACTGGGAAAAGTGTCCTGCAGAATGGTCAGATTTTCCAGAATTAGTTTGGGATATGGTAGAGATTTATAACTCTTTAGGAGATAAAATATTACCAGATATTGGTTACTTAGGTAAAGACTTTACAAATTTACCTTTAATATTTGAACTAAATGACACACCTAAACATACAAAAGAAATTTTATTTGATTTACTTTTGTGGTTAGATGCGAGAAACATAAAAATTTCTCAAGATAAAATGCAGGCAGAGCACGCTAAGATAAAACAAAAATATGGCAAAAAATGAAATTCTGATTCGACTCAGAGTAGATGATAAAGGTAATCTGAAGGTTGCAAGTAAAGATGCAGAAAAACTTTCTAAGAGTACCGATAAAGCTGCTAGGTCAACAGAAAAATTAAATAAGTCTAGAGATAAGTATAATAGAACTGAAAAAGGTGTAGCAGGAATCTCATCTAATTCAACTAAAAACTTCTCTAAGATGCAACAATCCATTGGAGGCGAAGGTGGCTCTGGTGGATTAGTGCGTGCTTATGCATTATTAGCTGCAAACGTGTTTGCCTTAACGGCTGCTTTTGGTGTGTTATCAAGAGCCTCTCAAGTAGAAGTATTAATTACATCTATAGAAAGATTAGAAGTAGTTTCTGGTAAAAGTATAACAAATGTTGGAAGAGATTTACAAGCAGCCTCAAGAGGAGCATTAGATTTTGCAAGTTCTTTAAGGTCAGTATCTCTAGCAACAAGTGCTGGGTTTAATTCAGACCAAATAGCAAGATTAGGTGAGGTAGCAACTAACGCTTCCATATCATTAGGTAGAAACTTAGCAGATGGTTTAGATAGAATATTTAGAGGGGTTATTAAAGTAGAGCCAGAGCTTTTAGATGAAATTGGTTTATTTGTTCGTGTAAATGAAGCAGCAACTAAATATGCAGCAGACTTAGGTGTTGCTGCAACAGACTTAACAGAATTTCAAAGAAGACAAGCATTTGCAAATGAAGCTCTAGAACAAGGGGAAAAGAAATTTGGAGTTTTTGCAGATATTGACCCTGCCCCATTAGATAGATTATCAGCATCATTAATTGATATATCACAAAGTGCGTTAGGATTTGTTACTGATGCACTTAATCCTCTATTAAACTTTTTAGTAAATAATTCTTCAGTTCTTATTGGAGTATTTGGTGCTATAGTATTTTCACTACTAAGACAAGTTGTTCCTGCTTTAGGAACATTTGCTTTAAATGCAACACAAGCTGCTGAACAAGCACAGTCAAAATTAGGTGAAGTAGCAAAGCAAATTACCGCTGCTCAACAAGCACAAATTGCAGGTGAAATAAAAGTACAACAAGAACTCAAAAAAACTGCAACAGCAGCAGCAGAAGCGGCAAAAGCAAAAAGAAAAGCAGCTGATAGTGGATTAGGAGGACAAGCTGTAGCCGCAGCAAACCAATCATTGAATAGAGCTAGAAGTATACAAGGAGAAATAAATGCACTTGAAGAAAAATCAGCAGCTCTTGAAAGGTCAAGAAGAAAAACAACAGAAGTAAGAATAAATAAAGAACAAGCAGCAATTAAAGCTGAAATTGCAGCAAAACAGGAAATTCTTCGTATAGAACAACAAATAGCAGGATTAGAAGCAGGTACTGTTGCTGGTGCTGACCCAGCAAAAGGAAGTGCACTAGACCTAGAACAGAGACGTGCAAGATTAGCACTATTTAGAGCTCAAAGAGTAGAAATAATTTCAAATACAGCAGCTACAAAAGGACTAACAGCAGGACTTAGAGAGTTAGGAGTTCAACTTAAACTTGTTACAGTAGACCTTGCAAATGAAACTATACTTACTAGAGCAGCCACTAGAGCAACTATAGCTTTTCGAGGAAGTTTAGTTCTTCTTCAAACAGCATTTACAAAAGTTCTTGGAGCACTTACACCTCTCTTACTTGTATTTTCTTTTCTTCCTGCAATCCTAGAAGGCTTTAAAAAACTTATTGGGGCATCTACAGAAGCAACAGATAAATTCAATGAAGCAACAGAAAAATCATCAAACCTTCTTGATGCACTAGGAGAAAAATTAGAACAAACAAGAAAAACATTAGCAGATACTGCAACAGGAGCAGCTGCAGATGCAGATGCATTACAAGCTCAAGCAAATGCACTTTCAGAACAAGCAAATGCATTAATAGAAGCAAGAAGAGCGCTCGAAGCTGTACAAGCTGAACGAGAAGGTACATTCCTTGGTCCTCTTACTACCGATAGACCTCAAGAAAGAGATGAAAGAGAATTTTTAAAAGAAACATTAAAACAGCGTGAACTTAATGCATCAGCAATAGCAAGTTTAGAAGCCGCTGGATTTACAAACTTACAAAGAGTTGCCCCAATTAGACAACAAATAACAGAGAGTTTAGCAAAACAAGCAGCCCTTTTAAATGAAGCAAAAAGACTAGAAGACGATACAGAAGTAACAGGAGCTGCAAGAGTAAAACAATTAAAAGATGCAGAAAACCTTCGAAAACAAGCAGCAAACGAAGCTAAAAATCAACTTAAAGTTGAAGAAACATTAAATACTTTATTAGAACAAATATTTAATCCTAAAAATACTAGAAATGATGGCGATGAAAGAGGTTCTGTTGCTCAAGCAGTGAGACTAACAGCAAAAGAGCAAACAGATTTTGCAACAGCAAGTGCAAATATAGATTCTGCTTTAGAAGGGGCAAAAGAATCAGCAAGAGAGTTTAGAAAAAACTTTATTACAAAAACTGTTGTAGACAAACCCTTAACCAGTTTACTACAAATTACTAATGCTCTTCAAGAACAATCAGACGAAGAAGGATTTTTAGCTCTAGAGGAAGAAGAAAGAAAGAAAAGATTTCAAGAAATTGTAGACAAAAATAGCGCAGTTCTAGATTTACTAGACAAACAAACAAGAGAAAACTTAACTAATGCAAAAACTGATGCAGAGCGTCTAGAAATACTAGAAGGAGCAAAAAATAGATTCCTTGAGCAACAAGTTATACTTGGAAGAAATAAAGCATTATTAAAAGAACTTAATACAGAAATTAAATTATTTGATAATGTTAATAAAAATACAAATGGTGGAATTGCTACTGCAAATATTTTAAGAAGGCAAGGATTAGAAATTCAAAAAGAAACATTAAAAGTAACTAGAGACCAAGCTTTACAAGTTGCAAATATAACTCAAGAAACTCTTGATGAAGCTATTAGAAAAGAAAGAGCAGGAGAACTTGAAAGTTTCCTATTAGATAATAACCTAGATAGAAATGCAGTAATGAAAGCTATTACAGCACAAAGAGAGCTTGAAAATAAAACAATTGAAGCCACAATCGCAGGAGCTCAGGCTCTTAATGAAATTGAAAAGGGTCAGTTAGAATTAAGATTAAAAACAATATCGTCGCAAGAAAAGTTAAACAAAACAATAGATAAAACTGCAGAATTAAGACTAAAAGCACAAAACATAGCAAGAGGTAGAGGAGCAGATTTATCACCAGGACAAGAATTACAACTACAGATAGAGTCATTTAATAGGTCAAGAGAAGCTTCAGATGAAAAATTAAAAGCAGAAAAAAGAATAGCAGAAATACAACTTGAAGTTTTAGATGCTCAAGCAAATATAGCAAATGAAGTATTAAGAAAGACATTAATAGGAGTACAAGCACAACTAGTACTAATAAAAAAACGAGATAACGCTCAACAAAAATTATTAGAGGACGTAACATATCAATTATTTGATGGATTTGCGACTGAGGAATTTACAACAAAAACAAGAGCTGTAATAGACGAACTTGCAATCAATGCAGGAAATGCAGCAAGAGAAATACTAAATAGTTTAAGTGATACAAAGGGTATATTTTCTCTTCCTGAAGATGAAACATTTAAACTTGCAAATGATTTAGGAGCTCAACTTACAGCGAGACTGGGAGAAGGAGCAAATGAAGCTCGAAAAAATATAAGAGCAGCTTTAATAAGAGAACGAGATGAATTACCTGTAGGTTCAGACGAAAGAGGTGCAGTAACAGAAGAAATTAAAAAATTTGATGAAACTACAAATTCAGACGGAAGCTTAAAATTTTTAGAAAGAGTAAAAATACAAGCATCTGCAGCTGCAGCAGCAATAAGTCAAATGGCAGATGGATTTTTACAATTTGGTGCAGATGGAGCAGTTGCACATGCAATGGCAGATTTTACTGCGGTAACTCTTGGTTCAATAGAAAAATTTGCAGATGGAAGTATAGGAGATAAACTACAAGCAACAGCTCAAATGCTTGGTGGTATTGCAAATATATTAGATGCACAATCAGATAGACGAATAGCAAATATAGATGCAGAAATAGACGCAGAAAAGAAACGAGATGGTAAATCTGCAGAGTCTGTCAAAAAAATACAACAACTAGAAAAGAAAAAAGAACAAATAGCAAGAAAACAATTTGAAATGCAAAAGAAAATGCAGATTGCTCAAACTATAATATCAACAGCTGCTGCTGTAATGCAAACTATGGCTACGGGAGGCTTCTTAGCAATACCTTTAGCTCTCGTGGTAGCCGCAATGGGTGCTGCTCAGGTAGCTTTAATTGCTAGACAAAAATTTGAAGGCGGAAGTGCGGCAGAAACAGCTTCAGCGACTCCTTCAACTCTATCTTTAGGAGAGAGAACAAATGAAGTAAATGTAGCAAATCAAGCAAATAGAGGAGAACTTGCATATTTAAGAGGAGAGCAAGGACGAGGTAGTATTAGTAACTTTACTCCAGCTGCGGCAGGAAGAAAAGGTTATGCAAATGGTTCTGATGGAGTAGTAGTAGGAGAAAGAGGTCCTGAGATTATTACTCCTTCAATGCCTGTAGATATTATACCAAATGACCAAATACAACAAGGAACAACAAATGTAAACTTTACAATACACGCAGTAGATGCGGCAGGATTAGAACAAACAATACAATCACAAAGAGGAAATATAATAGGAATGATTAGAGATGCAGCAAACGGCTTTGGAGAGCCTTTTCTAGAGGGAGTAGACACAGATACTTTATCTGGTGATGGAGGAAGTTACTAATGGCAACTTTTGGAAACTTTGCAAATAGATTACCTGACCCAGCGTTTAACGTTGCGCCTGATGGGTCTACTACGAATGCAGGAGCAGGTGACTTTGGACCGGGCTTTGCGTCCGTTAAATTCACATCTGAACAACCGACCTCAATCACTCGTACTAATAGTGGAAGAGTTATAACTCGTTCAATTGTGGGTCATCATTGGAAAATCGAAATAAAGTATAACCCTATGACAAGGGCTGAATTTGAACCTATAGCAACTTTTTTAGAAGAAAAAAGAGGGAGACTAAAACCTTTCTTTGTTGTTCTTCCGCAGTACGCTTCCCCACAAACTGCAAGTAGCGGAACAATCTCCACTAGTGGAACGATTTCTTCTGGAGATTCTAATTTTTTGGCACAAGGAAGTTCGACTTCAGGATTAAACTTAGAAAGAGGGGATATGATTACGTTTAATGATAGTTCAAATTCAAATCATTTAAAAGCATATAAAATAGTGAGAGTACACACTTCCGCAAATAAATTATCATCAGATTCTAGTTTAGACCAAACAAATGAAAGAAGATATTATGTCGTACCTCCTATTGAAAAAGATGTATCTTCTGGAGCATCTTTAGTGTATACAAATCCACTTATTCGAGTAATAAATACTTCAGATGTCTTTGAATACAATTTAGGCACTAATAACCTTTTTCAATTTTCTCTTAATCTAGAGGAGGCGCAACCCTAATGTCTGTAAAAAAGAGCATAAATTCAGATATAGAAACCGTATTAGTCTCAAATGCACCATTTGAGTATGCACATCTTATAAAGTTTGAAAGACCAAATGCTCCTGATAGTTTAAAATTTAGAACAAATGCAAATAGATATGCATATT